GTTTTGCTGAATTGCAATTCATAGTCAATGTAACGATCAAGTTCAAGTTCGGTCGGAAGGTGATCGGGAAAAGAGATGATGTTCTGCTGAATCGGGTTAGGCTTTTTAAGATATACAAACTTAATCTTATCACCACTTTGAATAAGAGGGAATTGCTTGTTTAGTCCACGATCCTTGATTGCTTTGTTATACAGCAACGAACCTCTTACATGAATGGGAGTACCTTTTTCGAATATAGTGGCGGTGTTCTCCCACTTACGAAGAGCATTAACTCCTCGAGGAAATGCAACCTTATCGGCCGAAAGTTCACAAAAGTGAGATTTGAAAAGCTGAATCGCTTCTTGTGTTTTATCTTCGTCACCAGTCATGATAATCTTGAACATTGCGTTCATAGCTTCTCGACAGACTTGCGGAGTTGAACTCTTGATAGCCTCGATACCCATGATCTTGATCTTAGGCTCTGCATATTGAACACCTTCATTGTTATGAACGTTAAGGATATATCGTTTCTTAGCAGTCCATATTCCACGATCGGCAATAGCTTCTCGTGCCATGACCATGCGGTTAGTATAAGCACTGCTGTCATCAGCAAACTTATCAAACGCTTTGGCGAACATCGGCTCAATCGCTTTGGAACCAAACTCATCGAGAAAGGCAACAGGATTCTTTGGCTTGAACTTATCAATCACGTCCTTCATACCAACATACAATGAGTCAGTATCAATCGCAATAACACGATCTTTCTTTTCTTTGAGAAAGTCGTCAAGAAAGTCATTTACTTTTTCTTCGGCATACTTGATAACCGCTTGACCTGTGAGAGTAATTCCTGAAGCGATTCGAAGATCAAAGTATCGAAAGTATTTAGAGCCCATCGCACCATAGAGTGAGTTAAGAAGAATCTTAACCGCCATCTGAGAAGTATCAAGTCTGGCTACATCACCTTCAGCAACCTTCACTTCCCGCTTATCAGATTTTGAAACCTTTTCCAATCTTTGCTTGGCAAGGATCATCTCATCTTTGATTTCAACCCGTTTACCATAAAGCTCTTCAACAATCTCTGGAATAATTCCCTTCTTAGCTTTACTAAACACAGCACCATTCGAAGCTCGTGCGCCGATAGGATCTTTCATTGGGAGCAGCGTTTCAGGCGACATGTTGTATTGGACAATAAGATTAGGATACAAAGAGTTAAGGTCAAACGACATAACCCAGTCATGCATACCAACGTGCGGATCCTTTACATATCCTCCAGGATAAGTCTCGGAATAGTTGTCTTTACTTGGCAACACCGCAATCTTTTTGTTAGCCAGCCGACGAAAGATAATGCTGTCCCATATTGCTGTAGTTCCAAGCGTGTCAGTATAATTCACTCCGCCAAGATAAGCCATTGTTAAGACCAGTGTAATAAGACCAAGCTTTTCTTCCATACGCTCGACGAGCTCAACATCTTTGATATTATAGTCGACAAACATCTGATAGTCTGCATCGTAAAGATCGCGAAGAGTACCAATCTCCGAATAGTCAAGCTTCTTCTCGCCAAGAACTACACTCGCAATATGATTAAGCGAATAAGACTCTTGGTTGCCATAAGTATAAGCAAACTTCTTGAAAAGCTCCATATAGTCCAGCGATTGAACTCCACTTATATCAAAGGCAACGTGTGTCTTACCCATGATGGTGATCTCACGACGATCGATCTTGCCCCAAGGGGAAAGGCCTTTGGCGGTATTTTCTCCTAGCAGAATCGCGGATCGAGCAATAAGATAAGGAATATCAAAGAACCTTGTATTCCATCCTGTGATAACGTCAGGCGTGTAATCAGGTTGGGACCAATGATCAATAAAGTCGTGAAGCATCTCGGCCTCTGATTCAAACTGACGGTACTCGATTTGCAGGTGAGTCAATTTGGATGCAACCGCATCATAAGGTTTTATGCCCCATACGCGATACCGATCTTCTTTGCTTGACTTATAAGCAAGTGTAAGGATTTCGTTTGTAGGATTGTCAACCTCGGGAAACCCGTCACCGTAACTTGTCTCAATGTCAAGCGAGGCAACATCAATGTTTGCACGAGAATAATTAATTTCACCTGGAAACTGAGTTTGAATAAAAGCAGGAATATGACGGGTATTGCCGTAAAGCTTGAAGTCAGGTACCCCCTCATAAGTCTTTTCAAATTGGCGAACCTCAGACATTGAATCAAATCGCATTGGCTCAACTGGTGTACCGTCCAGTGCTTTCCACTCAGTATCATCTGATTTTGACTGAAGAAAAAGCTGAGGACGGTAACGAATCTTTTCACGAACTTTGTTTCCTTGGTCGTCGTAACCGCGATAAAGAAGTGAATTGCCATAGCGGTCCACGCAGGTGTAGAATCCGTTTTTAAGATGGTCAGATTTTAGCATAGTAATATTATACCACATTTAAGGGAGGATGTAAATACAAAATTGTATAAATAAGGGTATGGCTATTTGGAATAAAGATGATCAGGCTTACAACAGTAATAACACCACGCAATTTGAAGCGGTGGTGATTACTGATAAAGATGGAAATGTATTAAACACAAGAGGTGCAGCGTCAAACATTCCTATTGCTTCGGGAGATGTAACCGGATATTCCCATATCAATAAGTTTGGATACAGCAATGATCTTCTAACCCTCTCTACTATATGGGACGGAGAAACCATCTATGCGTATTCCACTTCAGCAGGAGTCGTTACAGTTGAAAGCGACGCGGCTACAAATGATGATGACGGGGCAGTTATTGAAGTTCAGGGTTTAGATTCATCTTACAATCTTGTTACTCAAGATATTACAATCAGCGGAGCAACCGGAACGGGTACCACTGATTTAATTCGGATTTTTCGGGCAAGGGTTAAAGCTGCAGCTGCGGGAGAAACCACAAATGTTGGAGAAATTGACATTGATATCGACGGTGCGCTAAGAGCAAGAATCCTCGAAGGTAATGGTCAAACACTTATGGCCGTTTACACCGTTCCAGCGGGTAAAACAGGCTATCTTTTGAACCTCACATTGTCAGTGGACAAAAACGTGGACGCCATATTCCAGCTAATGGCTCAAACACATGATAATGGAGCAATAAATATCAAAGGACAGTTTGGTACCTTTGGAACTCCCTTTGATCATAATTATCCAGTTCCTCTTCGTTTCGCGGAGAAAACAGATATTGAGGTAAGAGCAGATGCGGGTAGCACCTGCGGGGGAGGGGCAACGTTTGATATTATCCTAGTAGATAATCCAAGCTAAAAGTTAACGCCGGCGGCGACCACGCTTTCTAGTCTCGTCATCGATATTCGGATCCGAATCATTAAGCTTCTTTGGGCTTTGGCCGGGATTGCTCGAGTCAACTCCGTCATAGTTGTTACCATGCCCGTTATTTTGCTTTAGAGCCGTTTCTTCCACCTCGGTGAGATTCCCCTCGCAATCAACCGAACCAATGTCCGTCTCAACCTCTTCATAGAAACTGACCAGAAATACCAGATCCTGAAGATCAAACCCACTGCTATTCGCATCAGTATGGGTCAGCTCGACTAGGTAAATCACATCTCTCGAGCCAATCTTTATCTTACCTTCCGAATCGAGAAATGGCAGAAGGAAGGACTCGATGGAGGGTTGCTGATACAGAGGCGTTGTCGTCGGGGGAATATCGCCATTTCGTAGGGCCCTGACATTTTGGGATACCGAACGGGAATCAAACGTCGAGCTCCAAGACCCGTTGTAGTCGACGTAGCGGCCACTGAAATCGAGAGTGTCCCCGCTAGCCAGCTTTGTTGACCAAACGATCTTGTTAGGATTAATGCGATCATTCGTATCAAAGAAAAAGCTTTTTGAGGAGCCTCCATTCTGACTCACCCTTCCTTGCGTAGGTACCCATTCCCAGTGAACAACTCTACCACGCCAATTTTTCCAAATTCTTTTTACCGAGGCGCCAAGCACTCTTACATCTGCGAAGACGCAACGATCAGCGCGAACCGTCCCTGTATTTTCGATGGACACAATATCCGAAACAGCCTCAGGAACAGTAACGCTCCAGGTTAAAGTAGGATGAGTCCCAGTCTGAACTTGGGTCGGATAAGCACTTAGCGTACCAACGGGAATGACCGGAGACTCTTCTTGTCCCAGCATCAAAACTGGAGCAACCACCAAAGCAGCGACCAATGAGGTGAATAATTTATTTTTGTTGTTCATTTATTTTAACTGGATTCCGGCTACCCGAAAAGGTAGCCGGTGATCCAGTGGTTATTCTATTCAGAAAGAAATTCTTTTTCTGATTTACTATTAATGGTAAACACCTTTGGCTGAAGCTCTTCAGGTATTTCCTTTTCAAGTGTAATTGAAAGAACTCCATTTGCAAGCGTTACACCTTTAATTTGAATGTGCTCGGCAAGGTCAAAAGATTTCTCGAACTTTCGAGTTCCAATGCCTTTATGCAAATACTCAACATCGCTAGATGCGGAATCGTTACCTTCAATTTTAAGCTGACTTTTTTCAAGAGTTACCTTAAGGTCTTCTTCTTTAAAGCCTGCTACTGCAATCGCAATTTCAAATGCGTTATCCGAATGTTTAATAACATTATGAGGCGGATAAGTTTGGTTATTTTGCGATGATTCAATTCGATCAAAGAATTGATCGAACCCTACTGTCCACGAACGTGGGATGCTATATGCTGTCATTTATTTTCTCCTTGTATTAAGCGAGTTTATGTTAGTCGGAACCCCGAAGGCATTCCTATTGACTGACCTTCTTGGCCAATCAAAATTATGTTGTGCATTTAACCGTAAAAGGCCGTCTTCGTAAAGAATACGTCACCAGCTCCATTATCTCCGTCAAGATCGGTTGTTGCGTATATCTCTTCATCATGATCTTTACGGACAAAAATACTTTGATTACCTTGTATGGCAATTACATTATCCTCCGATACATCATATCCTGAAGAACCAGAAGGTTGCAAATGGATATATCGCACACCCGAATTAGCGTTTTGAACAAATACCTGTTCTGCTTCGTCAAGCGTAGCAGCTTGATCTTGGCCTGAAGCTTCGACAAGAATACTAAGTGGGTGAATCTTCATTCGTATTATGCGTAAAAGCCGGTCTTTGTAAAGAGGACATCAGACGCTGCACCTGTTCCATCCGCGGAGGTACTTGCGAAAATCTCATCACGGTTATCTTTACGAACCAAGACACTTTGATTAGGCTGCAAATAAAACGAAGCAATTCGAGTTCCTGTGCTTTCTTCTTCAACGTGAATGTAACGACCAGAGGAGGTAGTATTTTGTACAAGTACCTGCTGAGAGTTATCAATTGTAGAAGCTCCGGCTGTAAGAGAAGCAGCGGCTGCAATATTTAAAGGATTAATTTTCATGTGTATTACTATTTATACAAAAGGTTATTTATACTGTTTCTTAACATTACCAATTGAATATTTTTCCTTTAAGTTCCAATTTGATTTATCAGCAAAAGAGATAATCTTAATCTTTTTAAGATCTGTTGTTTCGGTTATCTGGTCGCGCTTAGCAAGGCGAATCAAGCCCCAGTCGGAAAGAAGTATTGAAATGGTATTCCTGCGGCGCAGGTCATCTAGTGTAAAGTCTGCTGCCTTTCCGTCTAGCATAAACAACTCTTTGAAGTGTAGAATAAAGTATCTACCTTGTTTATGAAGAATGTGGCAGCTTTGAAAAAGGGTGTTTCCATCTCGTTTTGAGGCAACGCCAATTCGTGAAAGGGTTTCTTTTACCTTCAGGAAATCATCAGGCTCATTTAAGTAGACCTCAAGCATATCTTCAGGTCGCCAATCAATGTAATCATTCATAATTTTATCTATTAATTTATTTTTTGCCGCCTTTATCTCTAAGCTTATGAAGCTCGACTAGTGCGTCTGCGGTGAATAGCGGAAGGACTTCGCGAGCCTTTTCAGAGCTGTATCCATACTGTTCTTTAATAACCTCAACGTCTTTATCATCAGGTACAGCCTTAAACCATTTGCTGAATCGTCGTCGAGGACGAATGGTATTTCGCAAAAAGTCGTATTGCATTCTTGCAGGAAGAGCCGCGTACCGATTCATCTCATTAGCAAAAAGAATCGTGTCTTGGAAATAAGACAACGAGCGATTAACCATAAACGGAACATACGCCTTTTCAGGTGAATCAACCGACACAGCTTCTTCGCTGTATGCGGTGGCATCCTCGAGAATATCCTTTGACTTTGGACCACTGTTGATGTTTGAAACAATGTC